TGAACGAGCGGATGAAGAACCACGTACCGAAGGCCGACTTTGAGGCGCTGCAAGCGGAAGTCGAGGCGCTGAAGGGCTACAAGACCAAGGTCGAAGAGCTAGAATCCGCAGGCCAGACCGAGGCCGAGAAATGGAAGCGAAAGGCCGAGGCCGAGACCAAAAGGGCCGATGCCGCCGAAACCAGGATCAACAACCATCTTCAGCGAAAGGAACTTCTCGGCTCGGTAAGGGGGCTCATCGACAAGCGGCAACTCAGCAAACCAGACAAGGCTCTTGCCACGCTGGAGAAAATGATCCGACCAGGAGACACTCTGGAAAAGGTCGAAAAGGAGTACTTTCCCGTCGTCTCCGAGATTTTCCCTCCGGCAAACGTCGGAGGCGGAGGACGAGACCAAAGCACCCCACCGCAACCGAACGCCTTCAATCAAGCTGTCCTGAACGCCACCGGGCGCGGGGGCAGATGAGGTTTGAGATTATATGAGTGATTATGACGCATATGTAAGCAGATCGGACGCATCCTCATATCTGCTGCCCGATCAGTACAGCAAAGAGATCATCGAGGCATTGCCTACTCAGAGCTATTGCCTCCGAATGATGCGGGCGCTTCCGCCTGTTTCTGCAAAGACGTTCAAGATCCCCATGATGAACGCCTTCCCGTCAGCCTACTTCGTAGATGAGGTGGCCGGGGCGAGATCTTCCAGTAACACCAAGAAGACCACAGATGTGCAGTGGTCTGGCGTGACTATGTATATGGAGGAGATCGCGGTCATCGTTCCGGTGCCCGAATCTGTGATCGCTGACATGGCTTCACAGAACTTCGATCTTTGGAGCATGATCAAGCCCCGTCTCGTCGAAGCCGCCGGAAAGCTTGTCGATCGGGCTATCCTCTACGACGACTCAGGGAGCATAGCTCCGACCAACTGGCCCGATGGGATCGTGACTCAGGCTATCAGCAAGTCCAACTACATCGATTTCTCTGATAGTGTGGGTTCCGAGCTGACGTTCAAGGATCTTGCCGACGCCGCTCTTGCCGACGGTGGCCTCTTCTCTCTGGTGGAGCAGGACGGCTATGATGTGAACGGCGCAATGGGTAGCGTTGCCATGAAAGGGAAACTCAGGGGCCTCAGAGACGCAAACGGCCAGTTCATCTTCTTGAACGACATGAAGCAGGCCAATGCCTACAACCTCTATGGCGTCCCTATGACCTTCCCGATCAATGGGGCGTGGGATGACACAACTGCCCTAATGCTGGTCGGCGACTTCAACCAGGCCATCTATGCCATGAGGCAGGATATTACTTGGAAGATCGCCACCGAGGCCAGCATTCACGATTCCAGCGGAAACCTCGTCTACAACCTCTTCCAAGACGACATGGTTGCTCTCAGAATGACCATGAGGATGGGCTGGGTGCTCCCGAACCCGAAGAACCTCGTCAACGAGACCGACGGAACCAGGTTCCCCTTCGCCGTTCTCCAGCCCTGAAGGTGATCGAGATGCGAAAGCTTCTCTCCATCATTTTGGTCCTGGGGGTGTGTGTGGGCGGGGCGGGGGCTCAGAGCACCTGGTATCCGAGATCCGCCAACTATGTGACGAGTGGCGACTTCATCGGGTCGGGTCTCAATATATCCGGCGACGGGTATATCGGGGGCAACCTGACGGTTGTGGGGAACGTTACGGCCCCGGTCGAGGCAGCATTCCTCAGCGAAATGGTCATTAACGTTCCCATTTCGGCGTCAAGCGTTGATCAGTTCGTATTCGTCTCAGATGGTGCTTGGACCATAACCAGCGTGAAGGAGATTCATGCAGTCGCGGGGAACGATGGATCTGACGTGAACTTCACTGTAATGGTCTGCGATGACGGTGAAGGCCCCGACGAGGGGTTGATGGTCCACAACTCTACTGTGGATCTGAAGGCCGGGGCGAAGACCATTCAAGAGGCCGACATCTCAGGCCTGGCGGCGAACGTCACGCTGGCGAACAACGACACCATTGCAGTCGACTTCCAGGGGAATCTGGCTACGTTGGCGGGCGGAGTGATAACCATCGAGATGAAGAGGTGATCCGAATGAAGACCGGGACCGAGATCGAGTTCAAGCGGGCCTATAACTGGGCCGGTGACATGAACGATACCAATTACGTCGTCCAGGCGACGATGTACGGGGCGGCCGTGGCTGCTGGCGACGACCTGAGCATCACCACGAAGGCTACTTCGGGCTTCAGGATCACGGCGGAGACTACCAGCAACACCGACTATGTAGATCTGGCAATATTTGGTGTGGGGGCATAGGGGGGCTTAGAACGGCCGACGAGGTAATTTTCGGGGGCAGGATCGGGGCAAACACTCTCTACGCCACGCTGAGCGACGGAACCAAAGTCCCCCTCCTCGCCACCGACAACGGTGACGGGACCTATACCCTGAAGGTGGACAGCGAGCTTACCGCCATCAAGGCGGCGGTAGTGGCCGCTGTTGGGATCTCGACCGGAACGAAGACATGCGCCACATCTGCCGGACGGCTCAAGGCCGCCACGCTGGAGAATGTGGTCAGCCTCACTGTCAAGGTCCGATCTCTCGGCGATGCTTCTTACGTCGGGGTCGGAAACGCCAGCGGCCAGGACTTCAGGTTGACTGCGATCGATGACTCGATAGAGCTTGATATCGATCCTTACGCTGTCTATGTCATTGACGACCACACATCTACGGCGGCTGTTGTAGAATATATCGCGAGGCTGAGTGCATGAGGGGCCGCTACACGCCCGGAAGGCAGGATCTAGCGGCGCATCCAGGCCACTACGTCCGGCGGATCGACGACAAGTGGTCGATGAAATCAGGCGACCGGGACGTTCTAGTGTCGCCCGCTGACGGGATTGAGGTCAACGTCGGCGGGAAAGGGTACATCCTCGACGACCAGATCGAGCTAGATCTGGCGCTGGAAGCGACCTGGGATACCGTCGTCGGGACCGATTACAGGACGCCGGCGAACCGAGCCGGCAAAAATTTCTATCTGTACTCGTGCGTTCCAGCGACCGGCCGGGCACCTACGATCAAGATTTCAGCCAACTCTACGACTCCTAGCGGTTATGCGGCCGCGACCGCCCGAAAGATCGGGGGGTTCCACTGCACCCCGGCGACGATGGTGAATCTGCCAGTGGGCCACCCGTTCAAGAATCACGCGATCGGAGACATCCACTGCGGCGACAACCGGAGCGGATCGATCTGGGATCTGATGCACCGGCCAAGGGGCATCGCCGCCCCGGAGGGAATGATTTGGTGCGAGGAGGCTAACATCTGGGTCGGGATATACCTGGTATCGGGCACGGGCGTCAACACCGCCAGCGTGAACGGCGGCACGATATCCGATACTCGCGACTGGATGGATTTCGTGAACGATCTCGGCGCTGTCGGATGCAGGATGCCCACCGATCGAGAGTTCCAGCTTTTCGCTGCCGGATCGAACGAGGAGACGAACATCGCCGGGTCCGCAGATCCAGGCACGACCGGCCACCATATCGATACCGCAGGCAGGAGCATGATATCGAACTGCGGTTGTCTCGATTGTTGCGGCGTGGTATATCAATGGCTCGATGAGCAATCATATCGACTTGACGGCTTGGTAGATCCAACCGTTGATCCGGGGTGGTCTTGGTTCGATCTCCCAGGCTCACGGGGGTCGATATACCGCCAGGGTACATACGGAGACGTGAAGCTGCGTGCGGGCGGCGATTGGAATGGCGGCGCGGCTTGCGGCTCGCGGTGTCGGAGGTCGGATGGCTATCGCTGGTATGCGTATTCGAGTCTCGGCGCTCGGGCGGTCGCGGAGCCATGATATTCATAGGAGGCGGTATTACGGATTCGACTCAGGCAGCGGCGGAACTCAGGCGGCGTGGCGTGCATTGGCCCCACCTGTCACCGGACGACAGAGTGGCGCTGGAACGGGATTGCCCGGAGGCTATGGTGGTGCTGTTGGCGGGAGTTCCGGACGACTCCGAGGTGGAGATCGTCACCAAGATGGACGAGAAGACCGGTGAGGTCCCGGAGACCAAGAAGGTGAAGAACCCGATGCCGATGTATGCGCGGCTGGGGTTCGATAGCAAGCAGGCACTTGAGGCGAAGCGGCTCGATCTAGTCGAGGCCAAAGAGGACGACCTGCGGGGGGACTACTGATGGCATATGAATCTACCTGGGCCTATGGAGATTACGATCTGGCCGACATCGACACCAGGCTTGCCGAGATCCTTCTTTCGGCGGAGCTCACCACTTGGGCCGTTGCAACCGATCAGACGAAAGACATCCTCCTCGGCCGGGCGGTCGAAGTAATTGAGGGCCTTCCGTTCACCGGCTCTAAGTACGATCCAGAGCAGACTGAAGCGTTCCCGCGCGTCGATGCGCACGGGTTGGCGTACGATTATGATCTCGATGCTAGCGCGTACGTGATCCCCCGGGCCATCTATGACGCGATCGCCCTGGAGGCAGTGGCCATTCTTGGATCGGTATCGTCCACCCAATACGACCTGGTGGACGACCTCCAAGAACATGGTGTGAAGTCGGTCCGAATCTCCGGAACCGGGATCCAATACGAGTTCACCGGGACCGGAAAATCGGCGGCGAGAGGCGGAATGCTTTCCGAGCGGGCCTGGCAGCTAGTCGCCAAATACCTGGCGCGGGACGTGATGGTGATATGAGCCTGATGACCCCGTTCCTAGGGCAGACCGCCACGCTCCGGCGCATCGCGGCCGGCCCGGATTCGTGGGGGAACTGTACCTACACCGAATCATCGATCGATTGCCGGTACGAAAAAATGGTGAAGATGTTCCGACTATCCGACAGCGAAACGTGGACCTCGGAGGCCCACATATTCGCCGACGTCGAGCTCAAGGAAGG